AGCGGTGGCCGTTGACCTCATGGCATGCCCCCACGTACGCGCTGGCATCGGAGCCGGTGCGTAATGCGTCGGCAGCCACCGTATGGGCCACGGTGCCTTCATCGGCAAATGGGCTGGAGTCGTCTTTGCAGGTGCGCGTTAACGGAACGCTTGCCGGACAGTGCAACCAACGATGCGCACTGCTCGGGGATAACATGGCGTGCTGGCTCATGTCTCAGCCTCTAAGGGCAAACCGCGTTCGTGGGCGATGTAAAATCCTTCGATGCGCTCCATCAGCGTTGGGTACAACTCCGGAGGGATTTGAGAGAGGCCAGCCACGCCAAATGACTTCAAAATATCGTCGGCGTATCTACGCTTAAAATCCTTAGACAGGCGCGTTAGCGCCTTTGCTACATCAAGATAGGTCAGTGCAGGAGCAGGCTCCGTTGTCACCTCAGTAACAGAGGGTTCTGCGGTGCGCGGTGCATCGTTGGCAGTGCGCGGCGTTGTATCCGTTGGGGGAGGAGGTGCCGCCGGTGGAGGGCTGGGGGCGCTATCGCTGCGCGGTGTAGTGTCAAGCACAGGTTGCGCGGGGCTGCTCGTGCTGCGGGGCGGGTTAAGCACCGCTAACACAGCGTTTAATTGGGCCTGATCGGTAATCGTGACGGTGATAGGAAACATGGGCTTTTTTCTCTCGTGTGTGGGGTGTTCCGTTCCGATGTGTTGTCCGTTGTCATCACAGCGCATCGCCGTCTTGCTCCAGTGCGTCACGCACCGCTTCGTAGTCTTCTAGCAAGCCTTTAAGACGCGATAACAACTCCCTTTCCACAGGCGTAAAACGCTCCACGGCTTGCCTGGTTGTTAGGTCATTCACAAGTTCGCTATCGCTCATCGAACGCATGAATATTTCTGTCGGCATGGGAGGCGACATATAAAAACTCCTTCCAGAAACACGTTCGGGATTAGTGTTTAATCAATAACGATGAAAGCGTTTTAGCGGCTTCGTAGTGCGCGCGGCGAACGCGGTAATTGGCGATGCGTAGTGCATTGGGCATTGCTCGGGTATCGCGCAAAATGCAGCTGGCTAACCCAGGGTGTGCGTAGTCATTGCAACGTGCAGCGTGTTGTTCTTTCGGTGTGCGATAGCGGTTCATCGGTAGGTTTTTCCTGTGTCAAATCACGCCGCACGTGGCGGGCTGGGATGCGTGTTGTTTCGCATTGATTTGCGGTGGATGGCTGTGACGGCAATAACGGCTGGGAACCCAAAGCGCCGGTAGGCGTCAGACTTCGCCTCAACAGTTTTCTGAAACAGGCCGGTGTAGGTGTACACACCCTGCTTGGTGCGTGCGGTGATGGTGCAAGGAATCATGCGTATTCCTCCTGCATGACATCGGCGGTGCACCGTTGCTCAATCCATTCTTTCTGGTGGGGTTTAGCGCGTTCTGCTTTGCTGTGGGGGCGTTGGAATCTTGGAGGCCAACCCCTCGGGGCGTTTATGATGGAAGTCCCAACAACCATCAAACCCCAAGGGGCCAGCCATGACTGAGAAGCGGATTTCGGATGAACAGGATTTTGAGAAAAGGTCAGGCGTTCCCGTACGCGGACCAACGCAGCCCCCCCCAGCGCCCATACCCCAGCCACCACCGGCAGAAAAACAGTGAGGAACTCATGAACACAGCAGCGCCAGAAGCACGCACTAAATATGAAGCTGAGTTTGATTTGGCGTATCACGTTCGCTTGTACGAACGGCATATCCGGTTTTATTGCAGGCTCCGCAAGCTGTTTGTTTTTTCCAGTGTCCTTGCTGGAACGGTTGCGATTGGTAATGTTGTGAGTGGATTGCCTTGGTTGGTTTCGCTGCTGAGTGTGGTTGTTGCGGTGGCTGGATTGGCTGATCTTGTCTTTGATTTGAGCAATCAGACTGTTGCGTATGAACATCAACGTCGTAAATGCGTGGAGCTTCAGGTGGAGCAGTCGGTATTGACGTTGGAGGAGCTTGATAGCCAGATGCGGAAAATTCTTATAGATGCCCCACCAGAAATTGAGGCACTCAGGATGCCTTCTTACAATGATGTTCTTCGCACACTCGGCCATGTTGCACGTGTGCAACCGCTTACACGTGTTGAGCGCGTGTTGGATAAAATTGCCTGAATCCTTTTTATGCGGTTGTAAGCGCGGATCGTTATAACTGCTATATCCAATGCCAGCCATTACGCACCTGCCTTTGGTGTAGCAGTGGCATCAGTACGCATCTGGCCACGGACAGGGCGGACGGGATACTTATCCGAACGCGATGCTACAAAGCTGTAATGGACACCGAATTTAAAGACCGTTGCTCTTTCTTTCGGTTCTTGTTCGCACGGGGTGCAGGTCCATAACAACAGGCCCGAGTCCCCCCAATACCAATATCCCTCCAGTAGCCCAATAGTTTTCAGCTCTTTAAGTTCAGGTACGCGCCAATCGTCATAACCGCCGATCTTTAATTGGCAACATTCCTTTACCGCAACACAATCAGGGCCGTATTCATTCGAGCTTGGGCCGACATACCCAGCCAACCACTCAAGCCCTTTATGCTCATCACGCGTAATGATGTGCTTGCCGTGTTCGTCGTAGATTTTGGTGAACCTAACGCCCTCTGGGGTGGGGGCGTATCCGAAGGACGCGGTGCTCATGCGGCCACCCCCATGCTTTCAGCGGCTTCGTATGTAGCTAAAGCAGCACGAGCAGCAGCAAAAGCAGCATCACGCGCTTCTTGGTCTTTAGCGGCGTCGTACGCAGCACACGCTTCTTTTTTAGCGGCTTCGAGCGCAGCACGAGCAGCATTACGCTTTTCTTGTCGTTTTTTCTCCGATGCAGCGAGCTGCGCCGCAGATCGATTACGCACCGCCTCAAGGGCAGCTTTCACTTGCTGATACAATGGATGCGTTGTGGCAACAGTGAACTTATCGTCGTCAAAATAATCTGTCATCACGTCGGTGCTGTTGTACACCTTAAAACAGGCATGCACTAAAGGGCTAAAGCGTGTGTAACGCGTGGCGATTACACTAATTTCCGAGTTATCCCTGTCGTGCGGCTTTTCGTAGGAGTAACCGGCATGCTGCAACTTCCCGCCTTTCTCATCCCGAATGCCGTTCCAATAGAACAATGGCGCTTTTTTAGTTTCTGATGCGGTCGTGGCAGTCATGCGGCCACCCCGTTACTAGCGGCAGCTTCAGTGGCTTCGTATGCAGCAAGGTCGGCGGCATAAAAAGCATCACGAATAGCATTAATAACAATATTGGTATCACGCGCTTTTTCGTCTTTAACGGCGTAGTACGCCGCAAAGGCAGCACTGGCTTTTTCTCTAGCGGCTATGTACGCAGCATGTGATTCTGTTATAGCCGCTCCGGATTCACTACGAACCTCATCAAACGCTTCTTCTTCGGCGGCTTCGTAGGAGGCCCAAGCGGCACGCACAACAGCCATAGCAGCACCAAACGCTTCTTGTTTTTTATCAGCGTCGTATGAAGCAAAAGCAGCATCACGCGCTCCTTCTTCAGCGGCTTCGCGTACAGCACAAGCAGCAACAATCTCTTTTTTAGTTTCTGATACGGGTGGGCGGGCCTGAGGCTGGGCTTGCTCGCTAACGTTTAATGTCATTTTGATATCTCCTTGCCCCTGTGCCGCCGGTTGCGGGTGTCGTGGGGCGATGGGGAGATATTACCTAAAGGGTTATTACCTTTCAATAACCTTTTAGGTAATTATCGATTAAATTTTCTACGTTGCACGAAGGCTGCTTGTTTAAGGCGAAAAAAAAAAAAAAAAAAAAAAACCCCGCCAGCGCGGGGTTGATGTTTTTAAGGGTTATGAGCCGTTTAACGGCAACTGATGGTCACGGCTGCTTAGCAGCCTGCGGCGGTGGCTGCAATGCTTGAGCAGGAACCTGAATGATGATCGGAGCGGACTGAGCCGGTAACGCTTGATAACTCCCCTTGATGGTGCTGACCACGAAGCCGCCAACACCAAGAATGCCTGCGAAAAGGGCTAATACCGTGGCGAGCATCCATGTCCGGTTTTCTTTTTGAGCCTTCTCGAAATCAGCACGCAACTCACCCGCCGACTTGTTTAAGTCTGCCCGCAATTCACCGGCTGACTTGTTTAAGTCGGCCAGTAGTTCACCTGCCGACTTATTTAAGTCAGCCCGCAAGCTTTCAACATCGGCCTTGGTGGCAAGTGTGGGGATGATGGTTTCAAGTTGAACTATACGTGCTTCCATGCTGGCATCATGGGACAGATTGCCGTCGCCCGCAAGTGATGGACTTTCCCGCGTCAAATACGGAATTTTCTGCTTCCTTCCGCAGCACCATGCTTCATACCCTTTTTAATGCGAGCTATCTCGCGTGAATTTCCTTCCTGAATTTCGACAACTTCAGAGGCAAGATCAAGAACCATCCTCCCCACCTTAGAGGACTCTGAGCGTTTTCCATAAGGAATTTCCAGACTCTTTCGTTTCATTTCAAGCACAACAGAGGAGTACATGGTGATCTTTCCTCATCGCAAGTTATGCATTCCCCCACTTCAACCACTGAGCCGTAACACGCTTGAACCAGGGCAGTTTGCGCGATGGGTGGTCCTTTAAATGGGCGTAAGATCGCGTCACCTGGTTTTCACACAAAATATCCAAGGCAACAAAGATAGGCGGCTCATCGCTTTCTATCTCCAGACGCTGTGCAGTCCAGGCAGAAACTTGTTCTTGCGTTGAGTCTGGGTGCTTAACGATGTCGGACTCAAGTTGAGAAAAGCGGCGGCGTAGGTCGCTATGGATACGGGCCATCTGTGCCGTTCCAGCCACCAGATTAATACTGGTGGCGATGGTAACAGTGACTGCTCCAGCAATAGCCATCCACTGTGGCGCGTATTGGCCCAGAGAAGCAATCACTGCGGAACCACTCAATAGCCCTATAACAGAATTCAGCTTGTCGCAGCGGTCAAAGAATGCCATACGGCAGGAGTGGTAGCGCTGTGACTTCTGGACTCCCCACAGGAGTTCCCATCGCATGGTATGCAATTCAGCGTTGTTGGCGTCCATGCCCAACAGCATAGCACTACCGTGTTGGAGGCGGCGGGGGTGGTTGGTGATTGGGCGAATCGCGTACAGGTAGCTCCCGAGTTCTTCGAGGAGGAGGTGGCGGCGAAGCGGGTTGATTGGGTTTATTGCTCAAAATCTTTTCGTCCTTTTCCTATATAAGGTTTATGGGGTTCTACAATCCTCCGCTGCCTCCCCTGTCAATCACGCGGCCAAGCACTTGAACCGTTTCCATCTCGTTAGGTGGTACGATCTCGTCCTTGTAAATACGATGGCCTTCAGAGTCCTTGTTTTGGTTGTCGCTAACAATGCGTAAACCGTTGTTACGCAAGGTGTAGAGTCGTTTGACCTTTGCTTCACCACCAATGGCGATGGCATACACTTTCCCATCGCGAATACGGGTGTCAGCGAAGTTCACCATGACTCGGTCGTTATCAAACAGGGTGCGCTCCATGCTGTCGCCGTGTACGCGCATCAGCTTCACATCTTTTGGATTGATGTGTGCGTGCCTGAGCCAGGGCAGGGGGAAGGGCATTCGGAACTTTGTTTCAATGAACTCAGGAATTAGGACGCCGTTACCAGCGGAGAGCATCACATCGACTTCATCAACAAGTACGTTGGCTTCTGGATCCAACTTCTCATCGTCATCAATTGCTTGAAATTCATATGTATCAAGTTTGATGTGCTGGCCTGCGGGGTGTGGTGCATCAACACTTGGGAGCCTATCAAGGTAAGCGTTAGGTAACCCGAGTTCTGCTTCAATGGCGCGTGCCAGCTTATGACCGATACCCTTTGGGTTGGTTTCGGAAATCCATTGGCTCACTTGGGCTTGCGACCAACGACCAGCCCCACGCCTTCGTGAGAATTCGACTGGCCCACCAGCGGCGGCAACCAGTTGCTTAATGTGGAAAGTGCGTGCGGATAATGCATCCATAATCTCTATGATCCCATTTATTACCAGGAAGGTAAATTATCGAAAGGGTATTGCTTGTTAATAACCCTTTAGGTAATGTTTCGGCATGGACCTGCTCGACTACATCAAACTCAATGGCGGTAGCGGCAAAATCAACTGCCCTGTGCTCGTGCAATTAGCTACAAGAGCTGTATGCAGCCATAAAACCCTTTACATGATTGCCCTCGGCCACAAGAGAGCGGGCCATCAGTTAGTTAAGTCACTTGAACGTGTCACCAACGGTGCCGTTAGCCGCTACCAACTCCGCCCCGACATCTTCGGCGCTCCCCCCACAGGCCACAGGCAGGAGGTGTCCGATGCCGCCTAAACCCGAGTTCCCAACTTCTTTTCTTTCTCGATTACCGAAGGCAGTGCGCCTCTGGTGGTTTCGATTACACAAGCAACCGCACTGTGTGGAATGTGGAAAACGGTTGGATGGGTTTGAATTTCTCCGGGCGGGGGTTGGCCTTCTAGAACTACTGAAAGGTAGTGGTTTTCCATGTCCACGTGCGTGCAAATCCAAAACGCGTGGCTGCCAAAACGGCCATCTTGGGAGTGAAATTTCCTAATGATCAATTGGCTCAAGACTACATTTGGATGTAGTACTACAACGAATACTTTTTCTTCCATGCCGATCTCCGGTAGTGATTTGGTTGTGTGGAAACACCAATTCTACCGGCAGATCGGCTCCAACCCGATTTCGATTGGAAATGCACTTATGGAGATGCCTGATGCGGCGTGATGGTTCGGAACGGACACGTGCCCGTGTACCCGTTTCTATGGACGAACTCCGCATCAAGGAATACGAGGCCAAAGCCGAACTGCTGCGGTTGAAAGCAGCAGCAACGGACGATCCCTTACTTAAAGAGCGTCTTTTAGCGCAGTCCAGCCTTGCCTCTCTTGGCGCAAAGCAAATCGCAAATCTTTGTAACTCATTCAAACGGTGTGACGTTTGATGCGCTGTATTCGATCTTTTCAATGACATTGAATAACCCTTGGTAATGAATCTATGTATGCCGATCCGACCCACATTCGTAGTCACCCGGTGAAGGTGCGTTTTAACGATGCCGAACGCGATTTGATCAATGCGTTGGCTCAGTACAACGGGATGCAACCGGCGGAGTTAGTTCGTGAACTGGCGTTATCGGTAGCAACTGCTGCGATAAAGAATGATAAGCGGCAAGCAGACGCGGCTTGAAGTGCCTAACCAGGCCCTTTGGAGGCCCTGTGAAAATTGATCTAAGCCCTGCTGATCGAAAAATGTTTGAGCAATACACACAAATCTATGGACTGGCTTGCGTTGATGAAGCGGTAGAACACGCTGCAAAACAAGCACTAAAGGACGCTTATCTGCTACGGGCCAAGAATGGGCATTCGCCTCTTGAAGAAGGCGTGGTGATTTATTTGAAGGGACTTAAAAAGCCCTCAAGGAATCAAGAATGAAAGCAAGCGGTGACACCGTGAGCTTGACCACTGCCCATCGCTGCGGTACCGTCGCTGGTAAGGAGTGTAAGAACTCCGTAGCTAGCGGTACCCGCATCCGAAACCCATGCGGTTTTTTTACGCCTGCACGTTTTTACGTCGGGAGGGCGGCAGCCATACAACACCCTGTAAAGGGGAAAGCTGCCCGCCGTCTAGCTACGGTTTCTTACCCTCCCGACATTCTCAGGGCGGCGCGTAAGAAACGTCTCGATCTACTTCTCATTCTCGCCAGCCACGGTGACGCCGTGAGCTTGACACCAATCATGCATCTGAGGCAGGCTACCCACGCAGCGGCAAAATCCGCTGCCGGGTTTAGAAGCCTGAATCCCCAGCGCGAAAAGCGCCCATTTCCGATGTTGGCGCTTTTTCATTGCTCGCTACCGTCGGTAGTGGGCCTTGCGTACAGCGCAACTCGCCTATGGCGGGCGGCGTGGAGAGACTTTCAAGTCTACCGGTCCTGGGGTCGGTCTTCTAACTCCGCGTCGTCCGCCTCCCTGTTTAGAAGCGTGGTGGCGGACTCCATTTTCCTCAGGAGTCATGCTATGTCGCAGTTACCTTCTGCCGTGTGTTTTTCCGGCAAATCCCTTTCCATTATTGATCGTGACGGTACGCCGTACTTGAGTGCACGCGAGTTAGCCCGCGCTTTGGGCTACAAAGACACCGTGAGCTTGACCACTGCCCACCGCTGCGGTACTGTCTTCGGTAAGGAGCCTAAGAACTCCGGAAGTAGCGGTAACCGCACCCGAAACCCATGCGGTTTTTTTACGCCTGCACGTTTTTACGTCGGGAGGGCGGCAGCTATACAACACCCGCAAGGGGAAAGCTGCCCGCCGTCTACTTCCGGTTTCTTAGCCTCCCGACACCCACAGGTGCGGCGCCTAAGAACGTCTCCCCTGTGGTCATCCCATGAAGTAGGAGACGTTTTATGACGCAGTTACCTGCTGCCGTGTGTTTTTCCGGCAAATCCCTTTCCATTATCGACCGTGATGGTGTTCCTCACCTAAGCGCACGCGATCTAGCCCACGCTTTGGGCTACAAAGACACCGTGAGCTTGACCACTGCCCATCGCTGCGGTACCGTCTTCGGTAAGGAGCTTAAGAACTCCGAACTCAGCGGTACCCGCATCCGAAAACCATGCGGTTTTTTTACGCCCGCACGTTTTACGTCGGGAGGGCGGCAGCCATACAACACCCGCAAGGGGAAAGCTGCCCGCCGTCTGAGTTCGGTTCTTAACCTCCCGACACCCACAGGTGCGGCGCGTAAGAACGTCTCCCTGTGGTCATCCCATAACTCAGGAGACGTTCTATGACGCAGTTACCTGCTGCCGTGTGTTTTTCCGGCAAATCCCTTTCCATTATCGACCGTGATGGTGTTCCTCACCTAAGCGCACGCGATCTAGCCCACGCTTTGGGCTACAAAGACACCGTGAGCTTGACCACTGCCCATCGCTGCGGTACCGTCGCTGGTAAGGAGATCAAAAACTCCGGAAACAGCGGTACCCGCATCCGAAAACCATGCGGTTTTTTTACGCCTGAACGTTTTTACGTCGGGAGGGCGGCAGCGATACAAGACCCTTTGGGGAAAGCTGCCCGCCGTCTGTTTCCGGTTTTTGACCTCCCGACACCTACGGGTGCGGCGCGCAAAAACGTCTCCCCGTGGTCATCTCACGAAACAGGAGACGTTTTATGACGCAGTTACCCTCTGCCGTGTGTTTTTCCGGCAAATCCCTTTCCATTATCGACCGTGACGGTGTTCCTCACCTAAGCGCACGCGATCTAGCCCACGCTTTGGGTTACAAAGACACCGTGAGCTTGACCCACATTCACCGCTGCGGTACCGTCGCTAGTAAGGAGCCTAGAAACTCCATTGCAGCCAGCGGTTACCGCATCCGTCAATCTCGCGGTTTTTTTGTGCCCGTTCGTTTTCACGGCGGGAGGGTGACGGATAAAAAACCTCGCAAGGGGGAAGAAGTCCGCCTGTCTGGTTGCAGGTTTCTAGCCTCCCGCCTTCTACGGGTGCGACGCCTAGAAACGTCTCCCCGTGGTCATCTTGATCAACCAGGAGACGTTTTATGACGCAGTTACCCTCTGCCGTGTGTTTTTCCGGCAAATCCCTTTCCATTATCGACCGTGACGGTGTTCCTCACCTAAGCGCACGCGATCTAGCCCACGCTTTGGGTTACGCCGATGAACGATCCGTATTGCGCATCTACAACCGTCATTCCGAAGAGTTCACCTATCAAATGAGCTTGGTGGTCAATTTGACCACCGTTACCGGAGACAAACCCACCCGACTCTTCAGCCCTCGTGGCTGCCACATGGTATCGATGTTTGCTCGCACTTCAGTTGCCGCCGCGTTTCGTCGCTGGGTGCTGGATGTGTTGGAATTCATGCCCTCAATCCGCAAGACGGGGAGCTACTCAGCTTCGCACCCTCATGCTGTCACTTTGACAGAAGAAGAGGCATTCAACCTGTACGCACTGCTGAGGATGGTCGCGGGGCATTTGTCACGGGAACGCATCGAACCGATTGAACAAGCCTTACATCTGATTCGCTCACCGTTAGCCGGTGCGGTCAGCGATCTGTGGCGGGAGGTGGGGCCGCGTGCTAAGCGCATGGAGAATCTCGCTGGGCGTTGCCGCAGTGCCTTCTACCGTTTGCGCTAAAACATCCGGCTGTCTGGCTGGCCGTACTCCTTAATTAGTAAGGAGTCACTTCCGAATCGTTAAACCACCCCCGCAGTTAAAAAGGGCGGGCTGAGGGGGTGGCCTCAACTCGCCCAAAACAAAGGTGAAACTCCTATGAGAGATTCTATCACGGTTCTAAAACACCCCGTAAATACCCTCGCCAAAACATGGCGCGCTGATGGCTCGGTGAAAGCCTACGACAACGCCAAGTTCTTCCAGGTGGAGCAACGAGCGCTCAACAATAGCCGCGACCTGTCAAAACTGCTCACGGAGCTGGAGAAGAACCCGCATGCCTGCGTGATTCGCGGGGCGTATGTGGGCGATGCCAAAGCCGCTGCGCTTGATACTGAGTTCCAGAAAGGAAAAGTACGGCGCATTGCCGAGCTGTACGAGGATATCCCGCATCACTGGATGCTCGTTGAGATCGACAACTTCGACCCACGGCGCCGCGATCCGGTGGCCGATCCGGTAGGGAGCATCGACGAGTTCCTCAACGAACAAATGCCCTTTGGCTTCCACGGCGCAGATTACCATTGGCAGTTATCCAGTAGCGCGGGGCGTCCTGAGTGCGCAGGGAAGCTAAAAGCCCATGTGTGGTTTTGGCTACATAAGCCGTACACCAGCGCACAGCTCAAAGCCTGGGCCGCTGTCTGCGCTCCAGGGCTGGATGCTTCTGTATTTAATACGGTGCAAATCCACTACACCGCCGCCCCTGTATTTGAAGCCGGTGTGGCCGATCCAGTTCCAGTGCGCAGCGGCTTTGTGAAAGGCTTTCTTGAGGATTCTGTATTGCTGGAGATTGATGCGGCGATCCTGGAAAGCGCCAAGACTGAAGGTAAACCCAGCCGCCAACACAAGCTCATGGCCGCTGCTGCCAACGACCCTGTGGCCGTGCGCCTTGAAGAACGCGGGTTTATCTTATCGACCGGTAAGGCCGGTGAACTCTTTATCGAATGCCCCTTGGCTAAGCAGCATACGCAAGCCTCTAGCCCCACATCCACGGTGTATTACCCAGCGCATACCGGAGGTTATGCCAATGGCGCGTTTGTATGCCAGCACGCCCACTGTCGCGGGGTGCCGCAATCGGCGTTTCTACATGAAATAGGAGTCTATTCCGATGAGGAAATGCTAGCCATGTTCGAGGACCTCACGGACGAGCCTGCCACGCTTGCCGTTGAGCGGCACGACGTGCCCGAAGCGCTGTACCTAACCACTGACACAGCGAACGCAGTGCGGATTGCCAAGCATTACGGCAAACGGCTGATGGTGTCTGCTGATCGCTGGTTCGTCTGGGAAGGCACCCACTGGGCGCATGGTATGGATGCGGCGCGCCTGTTGGCGTTAAAACTCTCAAAAATCATTCGCGGCGAAGTGGAGCAATGGCGCACCAAGCGAGCGGACACGGAGAAGGAAAAAAGCAAAAACGCAAAGATCGCTGCTGCGCTGGAGGCATGGGGCAAGAAGTCGGAAATGCGCAGCACTGTAGAGGCGGCGATGGCGCTGGCCAAAAGTATGTTGGTTGTGAAAGCGGAACGGCTGGACACGGACCCCTGGCTATTGAACTGCGCCAATGGCACTGTGGACCTGCGTACCGGAACGCTCAAAGCGCATCGCCCCGAGGATTACATTACGCGGGTTGTCCCCGTTAACTACACACCCGATGCCGCTGCACCTGTCTTTAAAAAGACACTGGCGCGCATTACGTGCGAAGAGGGGCAGGCCCAGCAGCCGCTCAGTGACTTTCTGCAACGCTGGTTCGGCTACTGCGCCACCGGCTCGGTACGTGAGCATAAGCTGGCGGTGATGTACGGGATGGGACGTAACGGGAAAAGTACGCTACTGGACCTGATCTCAGGGATTCTTGGCAGTTATGCAGGTGTGGCCGCCCCTGGGCTGCTGATGGACGGAGGCCACGACAGGCACCCAACCGAAATTGCCGATCTGGCGGGACGGCGCATGATGACGGTGAATGAAACCAGCGAAGGAGGCATCTTGCGCGAAGGCTTCGTGAAGCAGGCCACCGGAGGGGATTCACTCAAGGCCCGTCATATGCGTAGTGACTTCTTCGAGTTCCAGCCCACGCACAAGCTGCAATTACTCACTAACCATAAGCCTGTCATCAAGGGGCAGGACGTGGGCATCTGGAGTCGCCTAATGCTCATCCCCTTTAAAGCGCGCTTCGGCACTGCTGAAGAGGTAAAGGCGGGGGTCGCCCAATACCCTATAGACCATAAGATCACTGAGAAGCTGGCCGCTGAACGAGAAGGCGTCTTAGCGTGGGTTATCGCTGGTGCCGTGGAGTGGTATCGGGACGGGCTTAACCCGCCTGGGATTGTGAGGGACGCTTCAAAGGACTATCAGACGGAGCAGGACCGCATCGCCCAGTTCATTAAGGATGAGTGCGTATTGGGGATGGAGCACGAGGAGAAGCTAACCGCGCCAATGGGTGGCGGCTTATACCCAGCCTATACGCAATGGTGCAAAGACAGCGGTGTTTACGCGTTGTCCAAAACCCGTTTTCTTGGCGAGCTGGAACGGTGCGTGCCGAAGTTCAGAAATAAACGGGAAACCAGAACGCTCGACGGAAAACGACGCGAGTTAGTGGTGATCCAAGGGATAGGGTTAGTAGACGCTGGCATATAACGAAAAGTAGTGCAGCGCCCTCTGCATCTCGCAAATGACTGTTGGCGGGGTGCAGAGGGTGTTGTTCGTTTTTGGGGTGGTGAATCTGTAAACGCTGCGGGTTTGATGAAATCTGCAAAATTTTACGCGTTAATTTTCTCAGGGTGTGGGGTGTGTGGGTCGTATTTAGCTTTTTTATATTATCCGTCACAACTCACTGTATAAAAAATATACAGCATATATAGAGAGAAATAGGAAAACGATAAAAAACGACCCACACACCCCACACCTTTAATTGCCACCCCATCTCCGCACCGTACATCTAGCCATTGCCACACCGACGGAAGAAAGCACCGCCGCATCATCCAATAATCTTCTTTATAATCAATGGTTTATACTAGTCCCCATGCTTTTTTGTGATGGGTTAGTGACCAATGCAAACAACATGCCTGCTACAACACTCCAATCCGCCTCGCTTGCTGGCGCGTTTGCCTTTGGGTGGGAAGCCCTGCGTTGTGGGATGCGGGGATACCGTAGGGGGTGGGGTGGGGCCCACTGTCGATACAGAGTTGCCTGCTAGTGTGCAGGAGTTGGCTGATGTTATCGGACGGAAGCAAGCGTTAACCCTGATTGGTCAGTTGCCGCGTACGTATCCCAAAGGCCGCCGCAGCGGCAAGGTGATTTTGTATGTTCCTAAGGCTTTATCGCCCCATCACCGGCTGGTATCCATTTTGGGATGGGAGGATGCGCAAAAGCTGGTGGATGTTTTCGGCGGGGAGATTTTGCAGCCAGCCAATTGCAATTACATTGCCCGCCATGCGCGGGATTGTGCTGTTGTGGAGCTTTTGTGTAGTGGCGTGCCCTTTGATGTCATTGCCAAGATATTTGGGATCAGTGTTAGGCACGTCAGGAATTTCGCTGCCGGTATTTCATCGCACCCGCCACGGAAAACCTGTCACAGGACGTATGCCCAGGATACACGCAGGATGAGCGGCAATGAATGTCTCCGGGACGTGTCATGCAGACCATTGGTGAAGAAGGCATTGCACTGATTAAGTTTTTTGAGGGTTGCAAGCTGAGCTCGTATACCTGTCCTGGGGGTGTGTTGACGATTGGCTATGGTGAGACGGGCAAGCACGTTACGCCTGATATGTGTCTTGCCAATGAGCAGGAAGCGGATGCGCGGTTACGTGCTCGATTGGCCAAGGAGTTTGAACCGGCGGTGCGGCGTTATGTGCGTGTGCCACTCAAGCAACATCAATTTGATGCGTTGGTATCGCTGAGCTTCAACATTGGTGCGGGCGCGTTCCACCGCTCGACGCTGTTACGCAAGCTTAATGCCGGTGATATTGCTGGTGCGGCGCAGCAGTTTCATGTGTGGAAATGGGCGGGCGGTCGTGTGCA